ATTCCTGTTACTTCTATACTATTTACTGTTGTTGTGCCGATGATAGTGAAAGAGTCCACATAGTTAGTATGTCTCTTTAAATATAACTTCTGACCGAATGCTGGACCTAATGTAGTATAACTGGTATTACTACCTTGTGACAAATGATCTTGTAATGTCAAAGTATTTAATTCATTATACAATCCCGCATTTTGTGTTGTTACACTAGCAATGTTCGCTTTAGCAAAGTCGGCGTTCCATGTTCCTGCTTCAGCTGTTACATCTCCACCCCAAGAAATTGCATTACCAAAAGAAATTTCATTATCTGGTGTAGAATATGGAGTAATACTATCATTAACATCTATTAATTCTCCAGTTACTCTTGACCTGACTAGATAATAATCCCGAACATCAGTACTAAATGTATTACTACCTTGTGTCTGTGTTTCAGGCAAACTAGTTAAATTAATAGTATATGTTTCTTCAATATTAGTAGCCTTAATTCCCATAAAAGAGGTATTTGGTTCTGTAAGACCAATAGCGCCATTTACAACTCCGGGCCCCGGTAATGTAAATTTTCGAATACCTTGTGCATCACCTTTTATGGACCCGGCGCCATAACATATTAATCTTTGTGCTGCCAAAGATTCACATACAGTTGCAAGAGACATATTTGTGGCTACTCCTGATTCATTCTTTCCTCCTGTGAATGCCTCACATAGTGCATTTAATCGTGTTTCGGCAAATTCTCTGGCTAATGTAATACTTTCAAGAATCCCTGTTCTCGCAGACAAAGCAGTGTCAGGACTGTTGTCTAACTCTTCTTTTAGTTCGATTACTTTTGTAGCAATTCCGGCCATATAATTCCTCTATGATAAAGGTCCTGAAAATGGTACTGGTGGTGCGCCTGGAATCAACCCACTCACTACCCATGTTTTTGCCCACGTATCTAATATGTCAGCCATCTCTTTTGCGAAACTCATTCCCGATGGTTGCGGCCCAGAATATAATTTCATTAACGGTCCTATATGAGAAGGTGGTGCAACTGGCGGACCAATTTGATTTGTGGACATATATGTTAGCGCCATAGATGATAATGCTGATGCTATCTGAGAACCTATTGCCGCACCGCCTGGTAATTGTGATGCAAAAACTTGCCCTATTGTCATTCCTGTGGAAGTGTCCACTACATTTGTTGTAGGAAATCCACCTGCATTTTGTCCCATTTTTAAATAATTAGCAAATGATTTTGCGATATCTTTTCCTGGCTTCATGGGATCAGGACTATGAGTTGCAAACGTTCCCATTAATTCACCAAACAATGTTGCTTTAACTAGTGCCATTAATCAAGACTCCCACCAATTTTCAATGATTTAAGTAATGCCAACTTAACAGTAGCCGGGGGCATTGGTGGCCCAGAAGGTCCTGTTCCAGTTGGATGTGTATGTTCTGTTATAATATCTATTAATTCATCTAATATCTCTTTCAATGAAGCAATTACTCCAGCAACTTTTACTTTACCTGAAGAAGCAATCGTTACCTCTCCTAGTAATCCTTGTAAGGAAGCATCACCCCCACTACCTAATTTAAGTGTCGATAATAGACTACTCATTTGAGCACTTCCTATCACACTAGAAAGGTCTATATTTCCCAATAAGGTAGTAGCTGAAATACCAGTCGTTCCCAAATTAGAATTTAATTCTATATCACCGATAGGTTTTATTGCTATAGATGCTCCTAAACCAGCAAGACCTAAATTCATTTCAATTCCACCTGAAACTATATTATCAGTACATTCCATTCCAATCTTACCTAGAGTGGCAGAAGTCTTTTTAGCATAACCCGTTGTCATTGATGGTAACACCCCAAATATAGATTCGTTTATAGAATCAGTAATATTGAGTGTCATTCCTCCACCAGTTTGCACACCGACAGAACCCTGAGAATTTAAACTATATGAACCAGTTTGATGAGTTAGTTTTCCACCTACTGTTTTCTTCTCATCGCCTATCGTTGTTTCTGATGCCTTTGACGATTTCTTTTCAATGATCACATTATTAGCCGATAGAGTAAGTGTCTCTGATGCCTTTAATGTCATTTTACCGGCCATTAAATTAATTGCCCCTAATGTATTATTAACATTAAATCTCCCTCTTTTTACTGCAATCATATAATCACCATCAACTCTATCTACTCTATTACCAAGAATATAATTTTCTTGTGAACCATCAACAGTCGTATAGTCACCTGCTTCAATATGTGTATATTTTGCTCCTAAAATAATATTATAATAATTGTTTACAATCTTATCAACCTTGATACCTACTGGGTGAATTTCAGTAAAAGTTCCTGTTCGATGATACCAATGCATTCTTTCCCAATTAGGAGTATCATCCATTTCAATAATATGGCCACTTTCAGTTTGGTGTACGTGATTATATGGATAGATTGCTTGCCAGGGAACCGGTGGTTCATCCCAAGATTTACCATCTGATGTGGGGATTTGCATCTGTCCGGCCTTACGATTTTCCATTTTTTCGAAAACAATTCCCGAAACTCTTGGATCACTTGCATCAGTATTTCCACGAATACCTCTTGCTAATCTATTTGTAGTGGGCTCTTTTAAATAATTTAAATTTCTAGTTGATGATATTGTTGTATTTGCTAACCCTGTATCAGGATATGTTGATCTAATTGACTGTTCTACAACCTTAACAGTAAATGGGGGAGTCGTTGTATTGGGACCAGTTGTTCCAATCAAAGATTTTACTGAACTCTCTTTCTCAAGAATAATATCTCCGTGACGGGTTTCACCTACTTTAACAGTTTGTACATCTTCACTAGGATCAGGATTTGCATTGTGAATAATGGTTGCTGGTTCTCTGGGAACCAAATCGGCTTGAGGATTATAAAAAAGATCTCTCTTTCCCCCCTCATCTGGAAACATTGGATGGCCGACATCTCCACCTTCTAGTCTAGGATCAAGAAATCCTTGACCACCTATACTTGTTCCATCATTATTAATTCCCTTTGCATCTAATTCTGGTATACCACCAAGTGTTCCAAAAAACATTGGTTCTTGTCCATCTTCCCCATCACGATAGAAACCAATTACCCATGTACCCTCAACCGGACCTAATGGTGAAGAACCAACTCCTGTTTGACTTGCTGAAGTAATCGGCGCAACAGGATACGCCCACGGCAGTCCCGCAGTTGGTTGATCGTTCTTGTTTTCTGAATGCCAACCCAAAACTCTAATCTTACATCTTCCAAGATAAAGCGGATCATGGCGGTCTTCGACAACTCCTTGCCACCAAACAAACCCCCCTTTTCCCATAAAGTATGCCATATATCAAAATCCTCTACTTGCGTCACCGGTTTTTTTAAAATCTGCTACTCTACTCCCAGTAAATTGTTGAGCAGTTTGAGTTGAACTTGATGCTGCTTGTGATCTATCCGCACCAACTGATTTTTTTAATGAATCTTTTATTGCTTCAAATTCTATTTCATATTTTTCGTTAGTGAAATGATGGCGTAATTTAGTAATTAAATAATAACCACTTAAATAAGTATGACTATCCGATGCTGTAATTCCATCCCTATCTTCAAGATATGTTGTAGGTAATTTAAATTCTATTAAATCTCCTACTGTTCTAGTAGATAATCCAGGAGCTCTAATATTTAATTTAATATTATTAGCTTGCTGATTTTGTACTAATCGTGATTGCATCCATTGTTCTACTCTATTTGGAATAATGTTTAGATTGGATTTTACTTCTCCCTTTACACCTCTTGATCCTATATCTTCTTTGAATCGAACATCATGTGCAAAATTAGTGGGATAAAAACTCATCACCGATTCAGGTGAACCTAATGCATCTTGTAATTCAGTAGCTAATTTTCCTTGTCCTAGATGAGTAAAAGAATCACTAAAGTTTTTAGCGTCAGCAGCTTGTTGTTGAGAGTCTACTGTTTCAACTGCATCGGTATCTGGATTTGTCCTTGTTTCCCCACCCATTGAAGAGGGATCATGCATATTAAAATCTAATGTATCATATTTCATTCTAACCAAATCATGAGTGAGTAATCTATTTGCATACATTCCAGAGGTTAGGTTTTCAAGAACATCAAAATTAGAAGAAAATGAATATGCCTCAACAGCTGTCATTTCTATAGCAATATTTGAAGCCTCATCTGTTTTTGAACCCATTCGTTTTGGTTGTACCACATATACTTCTTTAACAGGTTCTTCTGGTACGGTATATACTAATTCAGTAGGTGAGCCGGGATTGGCAGCTACTGTACTATATCCCAAACCACCACCGGTCATAAGAGTTTCCATAGAAATAAAAAAGAACCCCCTTATACTTTCATAAAAAACAAAACTAGATCCAATTGCTTGTTTACCCGCAGATACTGCTCTTGATGCTAAGAAATTAATGGCCTTGAATGGTGTTTGATTTGGTATAATTAAATCTGTAAGGTTCTTAGTAGGCTCAACAAAAATACGTTTAGCTCTATCCGGTCTACCTGTTTGAAAAAATTGTCTATAAAGAGATTTTACTATATCAGATATTTTTCGTGGTGCAAGTGAAACTGGATCAAGTGCGGATTTTTTAACTTTTTGTTTTAGATTTAAAATGGCCTCTTCAGAAACGAAAGATAATTTATAAGTTATTATTCCTTCATTAAGTTTCATAACATCAAGAACTTTAACTACTCTAAATTTTAAATTAATTATACCTTCATTTTGACTCCCCTCAAATGGGCCGGGAATTGCATTTGAATTTCTCTGTCTTTCAAGGCCTTTTGTTTTCACTTGAATCTGTAAAGTTTCTTCACCAATAATAGGAACACTTTCCATTAATCCCACACCATCTACTATCTGTATATTTCCGGTAAGATAACTTCCAAAAAGATCTTCATAGATATTAAAATCTGACCACGCAGCTTTTAGATTAACAGACCCTTTTCTATTAGGTGAGGTCAATAGAAGTTTTTTGAGCTCAAAATCACCGGGAAACGAGGGGAGTTTTTCTGCTTTTGGATTTTTTAAGAAATCTGATTTAGTTCCATGATCGGCGGACTGTGGATTAACACCCTGTCCCGTTTTCCGCCTGTCCAAAAATGTTTGGATATCTTTATTGTTCGCGCCTCCGCCCATCAGTTAAGTTTCTCCGAATGTTCAGATAGAATATCTGCAACATACCTTCTATCAATTAATTTAATATCTCGTTTTGCTTCATTTCTATCTAATTCCCAATTATAACAATATACAATCTTTCTATTATTCCCATCAAGTGTATCATAAGTTGTTACATCAACCTCAATCGTAGCTTCCGGAATTGCTTCAGATGTGCCGGTTGCTTCTATTCTATTTCTAACAATTTTATCATAATGATGTACAGTATTTTTCGCGGCCTGTAGAGTTCCGTATTTGTTTTTAATATAATTTCCAAATTCTCTAGTATTTAACGGCCAATCAAAAAGAGGATCATGTATATCGTTAATTAAAAAAATTAACCATGTATATTTTACATCACCATATACCTTAAATGAGGTTATATCGGGACGCTCTGATTCTGGTATCGAATAAGGAAAATAATTAATAATATCATTTTTAAGAATGCTTTTTAGTTTTGCCTTAACCATAATGTTAATCGCAATCTTAGTTTTTGTGGGTTTTACCCCACTAATATCATAATTAATTTGTGGATAATGTTGAAAAAATTCAGACATAATTAATTTCTCCTTTGTTTTTAATATCCATCATCAATTTTACCTCTGTGTAATACTTCTAATTCCATAAAAGAAAGTTTCATTGCTATACTTACTGGATATTGTGTTTGATCAAAAAATAAAGCCGTACTTTCTGTAGAAAAATCTAAATCACAAGAAGTTAATACTGATTTCCCTATATTAAACATTGGATTTGAACCACTTTTTGGTAATGATCTTCCATCAATATAATAATTAATCTCAAATGTGTCAGGATATCCAAACAACATTGAAGGTGCTGTTGTTGCATCACCCCCTCCATGAGAAGGTAACATAGCCGTTTTAAACGCGCTCGCAATTTTTACGCAAGTTCTAGATTCGCTTACATCTTGTGGTAACATTTTAAAACTAAATTCATGTGTTCTCATATCAGTAGGACCTTTATATGCAGCAACGATATAAGGATTAAGTACTGCACCTAGTTTTTGCTCCATTACAGTTTTTGCACCAGCGGCCAATCCTGTACCCAATTTAGCGGCTTCAATCAAAGCTACTTTTGCGGCCTCACTCTTTACACCAGACGCGGTAGCTGCCATTGCAGTCTTAAAGCTGTCTAAATTAAACTTACCCTTTGGGCCCTCTGACATTTTTAAAGCTCCTGCACCTTGGCCTAACATTGTTCCTAAACCTGTTGATTCATACTCCGATTTATATGATGTCGTTAGGGCCTCACCGGGAATGTATAATGCTACCTCAAACGTTGGACGTTGAGATTTGAAACCAGTAGCTTCAAAGGCTATCCAATTATCAGTTTGACTAGACATTCCACCAATATTAGAAGGATATTCATAATATTGCATTGGTGGTTGTACCGGTGCGGTAGGTTCTGGGGCGGTATTGTCGTGTGGGCTACCCATTAAATATCTCCTTTTGTGATTGGTATTATTAAACTATCTATATATTTATATGGCATACAAAGGAAAGTTTCGCCCTCAAAATCACAAAAAATATAAGGGCGATCATACTAAAATTATTTATCGATCTGGCTGGGAATTAACCTTCATGAAATACCTAGATCGACAACCTGAAGTCTTGCGATGGTCAAGTGAAGAGATTATTATACCTTATCGTTCACCCATTGACAATAGAATACATAGATATTATCCAGACTTTTGGGTTAAAACTGATCAAGGTGAATCTCTAATTGAAATCAAACCAAAGAAACAAACAAAACCCCCCATACGCAACCCCAAACACAAGAGAAGGTTCCTCAAAGAAGTAAGAACATGGGGTATTAATGAGGCTAAATGGAAAGCGGCAGAAGAGTTTTGTGAACACAAAGGTTGGAAATGGCAAATAATAACAGAGGACACTCTGTCAACTAAATAGTTATATTATGGCTACACCAGAAAAATCCTATTTGGATCAATTAAAAAGTGCAATAAAAACAAACAATGTGGAAGCTAGAGCAAGGGCAGCAGGTAACTGGTTTCGTTCACTTGTTAATAGAACAAGGGGAGCATTTTCCACAGAAACCCCACAGAAGATACTTTCACGTTCAGAAAGTTTGACTACATGGAAGGGGAAGAGCATGCTGGGAAATATGTATTTCTATTCCTATGATCCTAAATGGAAAAACGAGCTTCCCTGGTATGATATGTTTCCTTTAGTTTTTCCTATTGAGCAATACAATAATGGATTTCTAGGACTGAACTTCCATTACCTTGCTCCAAAAGAAAGGGCAATATTGATGGATCAACTTAAGGTGTTTGCTACCAATAAGAAGATGGATGAAACTACTAAATTAAGATTAAGATATAATATGTTAAAGGGTTTCACTAAGTTTAAAAGGGCAAGACCAACGGTACACAGATATCTTACAGGTAAGGTTAGGTCTAAGTTTGTTCTTGTTAATGCAGATGAATGGGAAGTAGCACTTTTTCTACCAGTAGAGAAATTTAAAAAGGCAAACAAAAAACAAGTATGGGCTCATAGCAGGGAGATGTTTTAATGGCAGCACCAGATTTTGCAATAACCGATTTCATGTCCAAATTGGACGCTTTAGGAAGTTATGCAAAAAGAAATAGATTTACGGTTGAAATTATACCACCAGTTTCACTAGTTACTGATGTTCCAGCATCACAAATAGAATTTCTTGTTAAAGGTGTATCATTTCCAAGTAGATCTTTTGGATCAACCACTTACAGAAGGGGTGGTAAATTTGGTTTAGAAGTTCCCTATGAAGTAACAGAGGAACCCGTGTCACTTACTTTCTTAGGTACAAATGATTGGAAAGCTAGAAAATTTTGGTATGATTGGCATGAGCATATACAAAGTAATTCTTCATACAATATGCAATATTATAAAAGTTATATAGGAACTGTTTCAATTTCAGTTTATGATGAAGAATCCCAAGAAGCGACAAGTCCTACCCATAAAGTAACATTACATGAATGTTGGCCAAAAACGATAGGTGCTATAGAACTAGGATGGGAAAGCACAGAATTAGTAGATTTTACAATAGATATTGGATATAGTTGGTGGACACAAGTATAAAAAATTTATAATTATTATAGGAGAATATTATGGCTTTACCAAAGGTGGCAACACTTACTTATGAATTGACAATTCCATCTTCCGGTGAAAAAGTCAGTTACAGACCTTTTCTTGTAAAAGAAGAAAAGATATTATTAATGGCACTAGAAGAGGGTGGAACATCTTCAATGGCAAAAGCCATGAAAGATATTATATCTGCCTGTACAGACGGGGGTGTAAATGTTAAAGATCTAGCACCTTATGATATTGAATATTTTTTCCTTCATCTTAGGGGGAAATCAGTTGGCGATGTAATAGATCTTACTCTAAACAAACCACCGAGTATTGTATGTGAAGAAGAAGGAGAAAACTGCAAGCAAATTTGTGAAATGAAACTCGATGTTAGTGACATAGCAGTAGATTCTTCAGGAGTGGTAGACGGCAAAATTGAACTCACGGATACTATTGGGGTAAAAATGCATTACCCTCAAATTGAAACAGCAGCAAAATATGCAGGCACTATCGGTGTAGATATGAAGACCGATAATATATTTAAAATGATTAATGAATGCATTGAATATATTTGGGATGGTGAGGAAATATTTAAGGCAAAAGATTCCTCTAAAAAAGAACTAACTGAATTCATTGAGTCTCTTGATACAAATCAATTTATGAAAATAAGAGACTTTTTTGAAGGGATGCCGAGACTAAAACATATTGTGGAATGGAAATGTCCGAAATGTGATAAGACAGCAGATATGCTACTTGAGGGGATTGACTCTTTTTTCGGGTAGCGCTGAGTCACGATTCCCTGGCGAATCACTATCAAACAAACTTCGCCATGATTCAGCACCATGATTGGAGTCTAACAGAACTTGATAATATGTTACCTTATGAAAGAGCAATATATGTAATGTTACTACAAGAATGGATTAAAGAAGAGAATCGAAGAACTGAAGAAGCAAACCGCAAAATGAAGGGATAAAAAAATGGCTGCAGCTAAAGCTACTTTAGATACAGTAAAAAACAAAATAGAAGAGGGTAACTCAGAGAATACTAAGTGGTATGACGAGGAACGCTCCCGACAAGCGGCCCGTGATGCTATACTAGCAAACGCTTCTGCAGTAACTGGTGGTTGGTTAGGAAAGATATTTGGTGGACAAAATAAGGCGAGAATGGAAGCAGCAGAAGCAGAAAGAGAAAGGCTAAGACGCGAAAAAGGAGGACCTAGCGGTGGTGTCTTTGATGGTATTGGAGCTGGTCTTAAAGGCGGTAAAGGTGGTATATTAGGTAAGGGTTTGAAAGGATTATTCAGTATTTTCGGGGCATTGATAAAAGGTCCTTTTAAAATGCTTGGTTGGATTGCTCGTATACCCCTAATGCTTGCTTCAGTTACGGCATTATGGGCAGGTTTAGCTGCAGTTGTTGGATTCTTTGCTGCTGTTACAGTTGCTTCAATGACTATGAGCCAAAAAGATTTTGACAAACTAAAATTAGATATTGCGAATGGAGTAGCAGGTGTAATACAAAAAGTAGTTGACGGTGCAATGGAAATATGGAATTCATTCGTTCCTGACTCATGGAAAATATCAGAGGCCGATAAAAAGGCATTTTCAAACGCTACATTTACAGCGGTAAGTGAAACAATAGTAGCTACCATAGAATTTGTAGAAGGAATAAGTAAAGCATTTAATAAAGGATTTCAAGAAGACATTGAAGGGTTTGGTGAATCTTGGCAAGCATTTAAAACAGTATTTGATAAAATTATAAAAGTCTTTGAAGGATCTACAGAGGGTGCTGGTGATGCTGTTGAAGGTGGACTAAAGGTTGCAGCTGAAAAAGTGGGTAAAGCAATTGTAAGCATTGGAAAGTTTTTCCTTGATCTTGCAACAGCTCTTGGTTCAGAAGCATTGGGTGAGAAAGCAGATACTGATAATAAATTCGTCAACACCGCTGCCCATATAATAGTTTCAATTATAAAATTTATTAAAGATATCGCTGTAAGTTTTGGAGAAGGTTTCGCTACAAAATTTGATGGTATAGCCGAAAGTTTCGGAACTCTCAAAACAAAGATTGGGCTAGTCTTTGATAAGGTGGGTGGACTGATCAAAGACATAGGGGAGAAGGGAACAGGCGAAAGTAGGTCCACGATAATGGGGGTTTTCACCATGTTGGGAAGTGCTCTTGGTTCTGTGATTGAAGGTGTCTTGGATGTTTTTACTTTTCTAGCTGACCTTATTCTTGATCCGACTGTTACACTTGCAAAAGCTCAAGTTGGTATTGAAGATGCGTTTCAAAGTATGGGCCGTAACATTGCTGATTTTTTTGATGAGATGTTCAATATGGAAAGCTTGATGAAAATGTTTCAGGGTATATTAGGAAAAGATTCCGTGGCATTTTCAACGTTGGAATGGGCGATGGGCACTACCGTAGAAGAGGCCGCTGCTGATAGACAAAAAGAAATCAAGGCTGAGAGTGACCGGATGAAACAGAAAAATAAAATCCTAGCAGTAAGTGCCAAAGAAACCGACAAACAACTCAAAGCAGAACTCGCTCTTGGTGACAAACGAGATGATGAGAAAGTTAGAAATCTTACGCTGATGCTGGCCCGTGAACAGGCTGACATAGAACGCAACGAAGCAGCAATAAAAAGGGCTGATGAGAGTATAAAAGCATCAAAAGAAATTATAATTCAAGAAAAAGTCGATGCAGCAATGGGTGAAGAGGCCCGCAAACAAGAAAGAGCTAATGAGAAATTAAAGAAAGAAATAAGAGGGATAGAATTTAGACAGGCGAACCTTGCAACCGGCATGGGGAGGATTGCAGATGTTTCTGGTGTGAATGAGAGGATTACCGGAAAAGCTTGGGAAAGTATGTTAGCAGCTGTTCAAAAGACTATGGGCCCAGATGTTACTGCTGAACAATTAGCAGGCGGTCAAGTTAAATTAAGTGCAGAAGCAGTAAATGAAATATTAAGGAGTAATTCTAATTTTGCTAGAGACAATTTAGACAACATGGAAGATCAGGCGATCATGTTCAAGGCGGGACTTTCTCTGCAGAAAGAAACGGCCGCGAACCAGCTCAAGATTGATAAAAGGAAAGAAAAACTAGCCGGAACCGAAGTTGCGTTAGCAAAGAAAAGAAAAGACATAGAAACAAAAATACGGAAGCAAGAGGTACTACCTGCTAAGGCAAAACCATTAGCTATTAAACCCTCTAAGGTTGTAACCGATACTGTAGAGGCAGTAAAAGAAACTGTAAAACCCACAAAATCAAAGACAATACCTGCAGTTATGACATCACAAAGCTATAAACCAAAAGATTTGACTATGTATCAAGGAGAAAAAGGATCATGGTCTAGTGTGGGTGGTGAATGGATATTTTACTCTGACAGAACTGTGCAAAAAAGACAACAAGGGGGATTAGTTACTGAAACTGGTCTTGCGATGCTTCACGGAACTGTACCAAAACCAGAACTAATATTGGACAATCAAGCTGCAGCCTTATTTATGGAAGCGGCTTTGGTATTAAAAGGAATAGGGTTAGGTAGTGGAGTGAATCTTATGGATTTACAGAGAGAAAGTTCTGCTGTACAACAAACAGGAGGTGGAATGGTAAACATTGTTAATAATTCACCACAACAAGTAAATCAAAATCAAGCAATGGTACTTCCACCATCACCAATTTCACCATTCAACTCTGATTCTCCAAGATTACTTAATTAATGTTTATAATGTCCATCTGACAAATAATATATAAGGGCGTCAATCAAATCAGGATCTCCCCAAGATGATGCCGCCCATAATACTAACAAGACCATAAATAAAAACCCAACATACGTATTAGTATTGTCACTATTCATTATTCTTGCTCAGCTAATTTTGCAAAGTATGAATACTCTTCTGTATCACCGGCTGAACCGGCCGACTCTGCAGTTGTAACACCTACAACATCAGGTTCTACGTGTGGAGTAGTCATAGGTTTACCACCATCAAACGGTGCATCAAAACTATTAGATTGTGGTGTGGGAGTATTAGTTGTCAATCCAAGTACTCTATCCAATTTCTCTTTCAACTCTGCATAAGACTTGAAGTTCTTCGGATCAGTAAACTCTTCTAATGAATGTTCACCTTTCCAGATTTCTTCCATCTTAGCCTCATCCGTATCAAGAGCTGCAGGAGTTTCAAATTCACTTTTATCGTAGTTTGAAAAACCATCAATCTTACGAATCTTTATTTTAAAATTCGCACCTTCCCATAAATCAAAAGGATTGACTGGAGTTTCATCTTCAAATTGAGGATTCATCTTATCATTGAGTTTGTCCCAAATCTTTTTCCCATATTTGTACAAACGAATAGTGCCTTCGTTCTGGGGATTAGAGGGGTCTTTGAGTACATAAACATTCGAAATGTAAGTTAACCTACGTTTCTGTTTACGGGCGATTTCTTTGTTCGCCTCAATTCCAGAATTCCAAAGTGTGGAATTGTGTTCACTTACTGGATCTTTTTGTCCAAGAGTAGTCAAAGAGTTTTCAATGTACCACCCACCTGGGCCTTGAAATCCATGATTCCATGAACGTGACCACGGAAGGTCTTCTCCATCTGGAGCAGGTAGAAATCGTACAACGGCCATTCCGTTGCCTGACTTATCCAATTCTGGACGCCAGAAACGATCATCATCACCTTGACCTTTTGTTGGAGCATTTATTTTTGCGGTTTCTTTTAGGAGGGATTGGAGTTTATCTCCACGTTTTTTCTTCATATCTGCGAACGACATATGTTTCCTTTCGTATATTTCGTATTGCGTTGTATTGATTGTATTGCGACTTATTTCACTTAATCATCATATAGTTATATTATAACACACTTTTTTAATTTGTCAACCCCTAAAGGTCTTCACCAATTTCTCTCCTTTCATATTGGTAGTTTAGATATTTTTGGAATAAGATGAAGATCTTCTGCCTCATCTTGTACATTTTGTTTTAGTTTTCCACCGATCATTTTACCAGCGGTTTCAGGTTCTAATTTATTTTCATCACAGTAAAACATAATTGCATCTATATAGGTCATTTTAGTCTTTTGAACTAACTGCTCAATGTTCTCCATGAATATCATGGAATTATTC